TTTAAAACCAATAGGTAGCGAAAAACTTCAAGGAATGGAAAAAATTGCACGTATCATGGAAATTGCAAGATACGGTGAAGCTCCTAAAGAAGAAATAAATATTAATGAAACAACTTCATACACAAGAACATTGGCTGATGGATATGTTTATGGAATTGTTAATGAAAAAAATGGTTACATTCTTAAAAGAGGTTTGACAGAATCTTCTTTGGATTATGTAGAACCAATGGCTAATAGAAAATATTTGAAGTCATACTCACAAGCGTTAAAGAAATTAAATCTTTTAGCTGGTGAATTAAATAGAGTTAATGAAAATATTCAGGGTACTGAATTGTTTGGTGAAGAAAAAAAGTTTGTATTAAAAACACCAAAACAACAGGCACCTGCAGCACCATCAGAACCAGCACCTGAATTACCAACACCTCCAGCAGCACCATCAGAACCTGCATCCGCACCTATGGGTGATACGGGAACAGATGTTCCACCACTTCCTGTGGATGATATGGGTGGAGACATGAGTAGCGAACCAATGGATGACATGAGTGCAGATATGGGCAGTGAACCAATGGATGACATGGGTGGCGAACCAAGCGGAGACATGGGTGGTGACGAAGGAGAAGAAGTAACATTTAAAACAATTCAAAAGTTAACGGGTAAATTAGGACAAAAATTAAGAACTTTTGGTGATGAGAATGAAATGACACCTGAAGATGTTAAATATGTTTTAAATTCTGTATTATCCGCATTGGATTTGTCAGTATTAGAAGATACTGATATTGAAGAAATTGTTGGAAAAATTGAAGGAACTGAAGAAGATATGGGTATGGGTGATACTGGTGAGCCAGCGATGAAACCATCATCCGATGAAGTACCATTAGATTTAGGTTCTGATGGTTCTGATGAAGTGTCTGTACAACCTGAAGTTGCAGAAACTAGCAATGGAGCGTATAATATGATGAATGGAATGTTTGAATCAAAAGTTGATAAACTTTTATCAAAGTATTTTGTCATAACAGAAAATGAAAAAAAACAAAATAATAAAAAACAAGTTTCAACTTTTATCAAAAGAAAAATCAATAAAGTTGGTGTTATTGATGAAATAAAAAAACTTTCCGAAACAATAGAGCAAGAATTAACCGCAGAATTTATATTAAGTGAAAATGAAAACGCTAAGTTTGTAGGTAAAACTAATTTAAAAAACTTAGTTTTTGAAAACGAAGGAAAACAAATCAAAGTTTCTCCAAGAGGTGAAATTCTATGAACAAGTTAGTTTTTGTAAATGAGTTGGGGCCAAACTTTAAAGGTGATAATCTTTATGAGTTTATATTCTCAACAGAAGAAAAAATAGATGGTGAAGGTTGGGATTCATCTCCAGCAGGGGGAAACCCCCAACCTCCACACATTGATTTTATATCTAAAGTCGGTGTTTTGAAAAGTGACAAAATAAAATTAAACGTCATTCAAAACTCTGACTTTTTTTCCATATATGATGCGGTGGATAATGTAATTGCGTTAGCGTGGGAAGATATAGAAAACGAATATTACGATGAAAGCCAAACACGATTAGTTTTTCATTTTGGTGACACAGAAGAAAAAGTAATCGATAAACTATACGAAAGAGATATAGTATTAAAAATAGAAAAAGATTTAACACATGTCTAACATAGGTTCAAAAATAGAAAAATTAATAGCTGACGGATTCAGTTATAATACATTAAGAGGTTTATCAGAATCTCAGATAAATTTGTTGTATAATAGATTGGTAGAGCAATCGACACCACCAAATACACAAATAATTACTAAAAATATAAAAACATATCAAGTAAAACCAAATAGCAAGACAATGATTGGTAATTTGGAAATTGACACGACAGGTGGGTCAACAAAAGTTACCCCGATGGAAGAAGAAATGAATGAAGAAGATGATACGGTTACAGTTGTTAACGACCCTGATAAAAGTGCGGACGGAATGGGTATGTTTGAAACTGAACTATCAGAAAAATTTGAATCTAAAAACCAACAAAAATTATTTTGGGCTAAATGTAACAACTCAAGAACTGAAAAGACAAAAAAGAAATGGTGTAAATGGGCTAAAGAATTTTCAGATAAAACAGATTTTTCTAAATTACCTGAAAAGAAATTAGAAGAGAGCTTGACAAAGTTAATTGAAAAGTATATACCTGAGTCAATAAGTAAAAAAGAACTCATGGATTTAATTGAATCTTCAACAAGAACTAAAGAAGCGCCTGAAAGAACCAAAGAAAAGGAAAAGGAAAAACAAAAACCAAGTAGAAAAAATCCATTTAAAATAGAACCAGCTCAAAAGCCAGGCCCTAAAGGTGCTGGCGAAGCGGCTCCAAAAGAAAAAGAAAGAACTAAAGAAAAGGAAAAGGAAAAAGAAAAACCAAGTAGAAAAAATCCATTTAAAATAGAACCAGCTCAAAAGCCAGGTCCTAAAGGTGAAATAGAAGAAGGTGGAAGTGCTGCACCTGCTAAAGCACCCGAAAGAACCAAAGAAAAAGAAAAGGAAAAACCAAAAACAAAAAATCCATTTAAAATAGAACCAGCTCAAAAGCCAGGTCCTAAAGGTAGAGCACCAAAATGGTTAAGTTTTGATACTTTCACTAAATTAGGTTATAATTTAAAATAATGAAAAATAGAAATCGTATATTTGAAGCTCCTATAGATGAACCTGAAGGTTTTAGAATGAACCCTCAGTTAAAATCAAAAATTGAACGTGGAGAAACTCCATATTCTGATAGTCCATTCTTACCTAAAAAGAAAGAAGGTGAAAGACAGTCTTTTGAAGAAAAAGCAGCAACTAAAAGATTTGCCGATGTTGTTGGTAAATTACAAAGGTATTTGGGTGTAAACGCACCAAGAGACATGATGGGTCTTCAAATGACTATGATGAGAACTTTGGGCGACATCAAAAGATTTGAAACTTCAAGAGAAAGAGAACTTGAAAACATGGCAGTAGAATTGGCTGAAAATGAATTGTTAGACCCAAAATATAGAGGTTATATCAAGTTTGATGCGAAGTTCATGCCAATAGGTGGTCCTGTAAATCCAAATCTTCAGAAAACATCTGAAGAGTTTTCATCTGAAGATATTGAACAAGCGTTTGCTTCACATGGTGAGGATGTAAATGAGTTTATGGATGCGTTTGAAAACTTTGACTATATGGTTGCAAGACGTAGGTTTTTTAATGCAATTTCACAGGGATTTGCCAAAAAAGGACATTTTATGTTTGAGTTAGTTAGAGAAAGACTTGAACAAATGGAACCAGGTATTACTGACAAATATGGTGCTTTAATGTCTATGAATGATTATTTGTATTGGATGTTTCCACCCGAAACATTAGAACAAATTTCGGCATCAGGTCAAGGTTTTGGTGGTGATGAAGAAGTTGTTTTTGAAGAAGATGATGAAACAGGTGAATTAACAGGTAATTTAATAGTAAGAGCTAGAGGTGTAATATTCCCAATATTAGTTCACGAGCTATTAAAAGGTTATAAAGATATTATTTTAGCACCTTCACTACCTGAAGACCCAGTACAAGCTCAAATGGTTAGAGGTGTTGCAGATACTGCAGTTAATGAAATTTTTGATATTATTATCGGTGCATATCTTTGGGAAAAACTGAGAGACGCTTTACCTGCAAAAGTATTTGAAGATGAAGAAGGAATGAAAACGGTTCAAGGACTTATCTTTAGAGAAATGATTAAAATTCCAAAAAGAAGATTTATTTCATTAGCACAAAGAGTTAATAGTGGTGACCCATCAGCATATACTGAAATGGAAGAAATTGCAGATACAGTAATTGAAGATTTAAATAGGATGGACCTTGAAGAAATATTAGGTGGTTTTGAATCGTATGAAGATGATGAGGATGATGATATGCCAACACTCCCATCATCAGATGATGACGATGATGACGATAATGTTGACCTATCATTTTTAGATGATTTTGGTATAGATAAACCGAAGGGATAATTCGGGATATTTATATTTAATGAGTTTAACAAGAGAACAAGCACTTATTGAATATGCAAAATGTGTTAAGAGTACACCTTACGCATTAAGAACATATCTTCAAACATATGACAACACAGTACAACGTTTTGTACCTTTAGATTTATTTTC